TAACTTCCCTATCATACCCGTATTGTACGACGTCCTACTGTAGCGTAGCACCGCGCTGTTATACATTATTGATATATAAAGCGCTTATATAGGCTTACAATAGCTTGTTTATTATTAATTTGTATAATTATATTGATATATTAATACTTTGACCTTAGACTTTGACTTTAGACTTCACCCTATAGCACCCTATTTAGATACTGGCGAGAGTACCCTTAGATGGTTAGGCAGACCTCTACTGTATATAAAAAAAATTATAGAAATAAATGCCCGGTCTCTAGTGCGCAACAAAAAAAATTTTTATAATAAAAAAGTTATTAATTAAATAAAGGATCATTATGAAGAAGACAATGAAAATAGATAAGAGCAAAGTTAAAATGATGAGTGGAAAGAAACTAGGAGCTATGGTTACTAAGAACTCTAAAGGTAAGAAGACATTTATAGCCGTTAAGAAGAAATAAGGACACTTTAAATAACCCTTTAATTTTAAACAGCTTCCGCTGCAAGGGTACCTCATTCTATATGCACTCTACCTGCATAAACGTTGGAGTTGATATTCATTGACATTGTATGGTAGAATAATGGTATTCTAACGATAAACGTCTGATCCCACGAAACGGGATCTTTTTCTTTATCGGCTATTTGTTAATGTACACATGATGCCATGCAGTGCAGAGAGCGTATAACGGGCCATACGCCTAGCCATAGTGAAGTCTGTGACGGGGTTTCTTAAGGTCGCCCTTCGGGGATACTTCTAGCCCTATACCCTCGACCGGGTTATTTATTTTCTAACGATAAATAACTTAAATAAATAGTAGCATACCTATGCTATAATTGCAATATATATGAAACCTACAGAGTTAGAAGGCGTAACTGAAGAGGATTTAAAGAATCTAGCTCTACAGAAGGTTGCTCTCAGGTGTAAGACCGATCTCTATTTCTTATGTAAGCAAATACTAGGTTATGACAAGATGGTTAAACATACCCACCAGGAGCTCTGTGATTATACGTCTGCCGCTCTTCCGTCTCATCATGAGTTACCTGAGGGTATACGCGAAGGGTTTGATCCTGGCAAGAACCTGATGCTCCTACTTATGCCTCGGGGTACGTTTAAAAGCTCGGTTGTGACTATTGGCTTCAGTTTACAGTACATTCTTAATGAGCCTGATTGTCGTATCTTAATAGACTCCGAAACTTATTCAAAGTCCAAAGCATTTCTCCGTGAGATTATTGGCCACCTAGAGAACAACGAGAAGTACCGCATGATCTTCCAGGCTATCCATGGGATGTTACCGTTTGAGACGAAGAGTAAGGCGAAGCTCTGGACTGATTCAGAAGTTATCCTTCCTTGTCGTAAAAGAGATAGAAAAGAACCGACTATCTCCTGTGCCGGTATTGATGTGACCAAGAATGGGATGCACTATGATCTTATTATTGGAGATGACCTTCATAGTGAGAATAACGTGACGAATAAGGAACAGATTCAGAAGGTTAAGGACCATTATCGCTTGGCTTTCTCCTTACTTGATCCAGGGCAGCCGATGATTATTATTGGAACCCGCTGGGACTATAACGATTTATACCAGCATATTATAGATTACGAGCAAGAAGACTTTAATATCTTAAAGAAGAGTGCCTACAACCCTGATGGATCCCTATTCTTCCCTGAAGTACTCTCCGAGAAGGAGCTCGATAAGATTAGAAGGCGCCAGGGGAGCTACATATTCTCCTGTCAGTACCTAAATGAGCCGGTTAGTGACGAGAACGCTATCTTCCGGCGGGATAAGATCGTCCGAAAAGACTGGGAACTGGTCAAAGGGCGGCCGATGAACTGGTATTTATCGGTGGATCCGAGCTATACCGACCCTCGGGGCTCCGGTCAGTACTCCGATTACGTCGGTATGGTCCTGGTTGGCATGGATTATGAGCGTGATTTGTATGTTCGGCACATTACGAGAAAGAAAATGACCTATTCTGAGACCATAGACGAGATGTTTAGGATCTATACCGACACAAAATACAAAGATATTAAGAATATGAAGATTATATTAGAGGTTATTGGTACAAAGTCACTGTCTTACGAGCTCGCAAACGAACAGCGACGTCGAAATACCTGGCTGCCGATCACTGAAATCAAGTCTCGGACTGAATCTAAGGAGGAACGCATCCGGGGTCTGGCTCCATTCTACGAATATGGCCACATTTATCACATAAAGGAGTGCCCGAACCTCGAAGAGCTAGAATATGAGCTCCTGCACTTCCCTCGTGGCGCCCATGATGACATTATCGACCCATTAGCCACCGTATTAGAGGTTGCTAGTCCTCCGACCAACAAGATCGGGAACGCCCGGGACGATGAACGCCGTAAAGTCCAACAGTATAAACCCCGTAGCTTGATTACTGGAGTTTAATGTGCTAGTATTAAAGTGCTATTCATTTCTTGATTCACATCTCGAACTGAACCACATTTGTTGAGAGACTTATGTGTATGAGAAAACCCCTTGCCCGGGGTTTTTTTATTATCGGACTATTGTAGTAATGTAATTTATAGGTCAAAGTAAAACCATGGCTAAAAAAGAAGAGTCTAAGGATAATAAGAACTTAGATACAAAGTTAACTGAACTACAGAATCAACAGGGGCTTCTTGACCCTAAGGCACGTAATAACATTGGATATAACCCAAATAAACGACGTCGCCAGATCCGCCGTGAAACCTATACCCGTTGGTATCACCTCCGCGATAACCCGCTTCGATTAGAGGCTGAGGCTGATTGGGAAATTGCCGATAAAGAGTTCGGTATGGTTGTCCCTGAGATGGATCCCGAAGACTGGCACTCCCACCTTCAACTACCTGACGCTTTTGCTGCTATTCAGTCCCAAGCCCAGGAGACCGTAGAACGGAAAGCTCGACCACATATCCTCCAAACTGAAGAGTCTGACGAACCAAAAGCTGAGTTCTGCAACGAAGTTTTAACTTATAACATGAATAACACCGGGTTTGACTATCAGTACTACCTGGCAAAACTATCTGCGTCGATCCGTGGTACCGCATTTCTTATGGACTACTGGCGTACTGAGAAGCGAACGGTAAAAGTCCCCTCTAAACTAAAAGATGACGGGACGATAGAGTACGAGACTAAAGAGATCGTTGACTTTGATGATGATTATACCGAATGGGTACCAAACGAATATATCCATATTGACGAGAAAGCCAAGCATATTGACGAAGCTATTGATGGTTTTAAGCGTGAAATTTTAAACATTGAAGAGTTCCACCGAAGGTATAAGGATGATAATGACTATTTTGATACCGAGTATGTAACCGCTGGTGGGGATGTATCTGACAAAGCCTACTTTAAAATGCCTTCCGATGTCACTATGCAAGAAGTTGAAGTGCTCCACTACTTTAACCGATCAATTGATGCGTACTGGGTTGTCGCTAATAACGTCGTCATCCGGGACTCACCACTTCCAACGAAGCACAAAGAACTGCCATTTATCCCGGTTTATCAGTATGTACGCCCTGGCTCTTTCTGGGGTATGGGTATACCAAAGGTAATCCACTTCTTGTCTGAGGAGCGCAAGTCGATCCGTAACCTGAACATGGACCGTCAGAAGATGCAGCTCAATAAGATGTTCTTACATAACTCCAGCTTCGACATTGATGATGAAGACTTAGTAACCCGTCCACACGGTATTATCTCTGTTGATACCAACGGCCAAGACGTTCGAAGCTCAATTGTACCGATAGAATACGGGGATGTTGCCCCTTCATATTTCCGGACTGAAGAGATCCTCCTCGAAGACATCCGTCGAGCGCATGGTATTGATGACCGTATCCAAGGTGTTCAAGCCGGTGGTACCGCGACTGAAGCCGCTATTCTAAAAGAGTCTTCTATGAAGCGTATCAACCTGGTATCTATTACCAACGAGATGGATGCATTAATCCGAATTGGCCGACTTAAGTGGTCTAATATCCAGTTCTTCTACGGTATCCCCCGCATGGATAGCATTACAAAAGATAACGAAACCCGGGATCAAAAGGTCTACCGCAAGATCACAACGCAGGGACGCAAGTTTAATATCGTTAGTGTTAATGGTCGCAAGAAACTCCAGATGGAAGACATCAAAGGTGCCTCCGGTCTAGCTCTCAAGCCTGAATATAATAAGTATCTCGAAGGTGATGTCGATATATCGGTAGACTCCGAGGTATTTGCCCCCGTCTCAAAGGCTATAGAACAGACGAAGAAGACTGAAATGTTCTCATTACTTATGAGCAAACCGATGACTATGGCTGTACTAGATGTACCCGGCGCTGTATCTGACCTCTTGAAGACGAACAATATCAAACCATCTACCTGGATGAAGACCGACTCTAAATCTATTATGGAATCTATGAACGAAGCTGAAGCTGAGAATATCGTGATGAGCGCTGGTCAACCACTTGCCGGAACCGATGGCGCGACCGAAGAGCACACCCTCATTCACCTCATGTACACTAAGACCCAAGAGTTTGCTGAACTCCCTGGTGAAATTAAAGGTATCTTCATGGATCACATCATGCAGGAACATGATAATAATCCAGCTACTAGTTCTGCTGCATCTATGCTTGGTGCTGGTGGACCACAGGGCGAAGAGCAGCCCCAGATATCTCCTGAGATGATGGCACAGGCTGGCGGTGCTGGTGCTGGACAAGCGCAACCACTCGGACTTTCTCCCGCAACTTCAGTGAAGCAAGCCCAGGTAGCAGACCTCCAACCAACTGATTTTAGTAATAGGCGTAATAAGTGATGCTACGCGTCCCGAAGGACAGACTCTTGTCAAAGGTGGTTAATATGAATACGATTAAGTTGTGAAGAGTACTATAGATCATCTCACACCCAAAGAGCTGTTAGCTCTCGCACATTTCTATGATACGGAAGCGTATACCGCTTTGCGTAAATTAATAGATGCTGAACGACTTGAACTGGCCAAGAGCCATGTTGAGCAAACAGATATCATGCAGATCCGGCATTTATCCGGACAGTCTACTGCTTTAAAGAAGTTGATTAATACCCTGAAGGTAATTAGCACTTCCCAAGAGAAGAAGAAAAGTTGATGATAGCAGATTAGCGGTGCCCACCCCCTCTAGTCTGCTTGCCACCAGCTTTGCTGGCTAAAGAACAAATCTTTAAGGAGTAACGAATGACGGAAACAAATTCCAACGATCCAGTCGTCGGTGACGACACACCAGTAACCGAAGATGACCTTCGCGCACTAAAATACGATAACGAGGACGTAGAAACCCCGGAAGAGGAAGACGAAACCCCCGCATCAGATGACAGTGACGAAGCAGCCGAAGAAGCTGAGGTAGAAGAAGAGCAAAACTCTGACGATACCGCCGAGGAAGAGGCTCCGGCCCCCGAATCATTCACCAAAGAGTTCATTAATATTAAAGGTGATACCCCCGAGGAGTACGCTCGTAATCTAGAAATAGCTTATAAGAATAGTACTGCTGAAGCCTTACGGCTGAAAGGGTTAAGTACTCCCCCTCCAACTGCTCCGGCTGTAGAAGAGCCAGATACTTTCGTTGATACATCCAATCCATTGTCGCTATACGCGCAACAGAAGATGGACCAAGAAATAGCTGACGCCTACAATGACTTTAAAAAAGTCTATAACCAGACAGAAGACGAGGAGAAGTACAAACAGTTTACAAATACCGTTGCGGGACTTAGTAGAGTTATACTCGAGACTGAGAAACGCATGGCATCTCCAAGTGAGCTGTATCGAAAAGCGGCAATCACGCTTGGTTGGAAGGAAACATCCGAACCGGATGATAAAGAGAAACTTGGTATGGCTATTAAGCAAACAGGCGCTGCCTCCAAATCTTCTCCTGCTACGAAAGTAGCCCCCAGATCAAAGGTGACTGACGAAATGATAGCAGTCAACAGAAAGATGTACCCCGGTAAAACTGACGCTGAAATACGAAAAGAACTCGAACCGTTCATTTAACATTAATTTTAGGAGTTTCACATGGCACTCGATATTTCACGAGTAATGCTTGGATGCATTGACGGTGATACTAACTATGCAACCTACTCCTTTCCTGTAGCCAGCGGTGTAACTGTTACTGCCGGTGACTTCGTCTACTTTGCAAGTGGTCGAATCACTAGCGCAACTGTTGCAGGTGCTCGTATCGTAGGAATGGTTTTAGAAACAGCTACTGGTAACGCCGGTGGTACCGTTTCTGCATTAGTTTGTATTGATTCAGATATGCGATACTTACTTGATAACGACAACGTAGCTACAACCTTCGCTGCTTCTCATGTAGGTTCAAACTTCGATCTCATTGGCGCTACTGGCGCTCAATTAGTCGATACTTCATCAACATCAACAACTGGTTCTCTAGTATGTCTAGAATACAACCCACAGATTGACCCTGTTAAGTCAGATACATCTTACGGCGTATTCATGGTAGCTGAAAACTGGTTTAACACTGGCACCGGCGGCCAATAGAAAGGATTGATGTAATATATTATGGCATCAGTACGACCACAATGGCCAGACCTTCTTGACCCTCGATTCAAGAAAATCTATGGAGACGAATTAAAAACTCTTCCCCAAGTCGGCCCAAGCATTTTCCACGTGGAGACATCTTCACGTAACATCGAGAAAGAAAGCTCAGCTTCTGGTTTGAGTAAACTAATCCGACGTTCTGAAGGACAGGCGATTAGCTACGAAGACGAAGTACAAGGCTACGACGTGACTTATACTCACGTTGAAGACAGCTTAGGTACATCAGTATCTAACGTACTTTGGGAAGATGACCAATTCAATATCATCAAGCGTAAACCTGCGAATCTTGCGAAAGCTAAGATCCGAACTCAGGAACAAATGATGGCAGACGTCTTCAACTACAGCTTTACCGCTGGTGGTGGTGGATTGTCTAGCTTCACTTCTGGTGATGCACTTGCACTATTCTCATCTGCTCACACCCGAGAAGATGGTGGTGCGACACAAAGTAACTACACAACTGCTGACTTGAACGAAAGTTCACTCGAAGTAGCAACAGTTGCTATGCGTCAAACACTTGACCATAAGGGTCAACTGTACATGAGCAAAGCGGATACTCTTGTAGTAGCCCCTGCACTCGAAAAAGAAGCTCGTATCTTACTAAACAGCACACAGCGTGTTGGAACAGCTAACAACGATATCAACCCTTACCAGGGCGCATTGAAACTCGTTGTATGGGACTTCCTCGCATCTGCTGCTGGTGGTAGCGATACTGCTTGGTTCTTGCTCGATAGCTCACTACATCAGTTGAACTTCTTCAACCGTTCTGATCGCGGTCTCGAAGGTCCAGAATATGACTTCGATACTAAGACAGCTAAATGGTCTGTAGATGTTCGTCACAGTGTCGGCTTTAGTGGCTGGCGCGGTACTTACGGAAGTAAGGGCGACAACTCTTAGTTGAGATAAATATGGTCCGGGTAAGCGGGGAGCAATAACGCTCCCTACTACCCCCGGCAATAAAGGAATTTTATGATCGGAGATCGAACATACCGATGGGCTTGGAAACAAGCAACAGGTACACTACACAATAAGAACCTATTACAACACACCGCTGGCTACACAGAGACTCAGAAAAAAGTATCTGCTGCGAGCGCTACTGCTGTTTTAGGCAATACTGCTACTGTTGTCGCAGGAACGACTATTACTACCGGGATTACAAACCCCGATGTACCTCGTAACCTTACGATCACAACTGGCGGCACTACAGCGAACATCGCTGCTGGTAGTGTTGTTATTACTGGTACAAACGTTGAGGGCGCTGTCATTACTGAATCATTCACAATGGCAGATAACTTAAACGGTTCTGTTACTGGTAATAAAGCATTTAAGACAGTTACAAGTGTTGTCTTCCCTGCTGCTGACGGTACGGGCGCAACAATTTCTGTTGGTACGGGCGCTAAGATCGGTATAAACCACCGTCTCGTCCCTAACTATTCAACAATCGTTGTTGTTCAAGATAACGCTATTGGTGGATCTAACCCGGCTGTTCAAGCTGCTCCAAGTGCTTCAAGCACCAATGGTGGCCAAGTTGAGTTAAACACGGTTACACCGGCAACAACACCTGATGGTTCGACATTCTTGACAATACTTTATTGGTATCACAGCATCGCTGTAGCCCCAGTAAACGATAATCCGCTTTACGGGACATCGACAAGTACTTCAAGTACGTCAACATCAACAACAACTACTCCTCCTACTTCGACAAGTACTTCAAGTACATCTGTCAGTACCTCGAGTACGTCAAGTTCTACTTCATCAACATCAACATCAACAACAACTACACCGTAGTAAAAGGAGATTAAGATGGCTGATTTTGGCAGAAAAACACAGAGCGATAACAACCACCTTGCAAATGGCACTTCCGCGCGTTTCGTACATATTGATTCGAGCTCCCCGGCAGTTAATACTATCCGAGCAACCTCGGGCCGTCTATTAAGGGTTATCCTTAACCAAAACGGTAATACTGCTGGGCAAGCGGTGCTTAGGATTCGTAACGGCTCAACAGTGATAGCTGCTATTGCTGGAACAGCCTCGACGGGAACATACGACTATGGTATCTATTGCGATACTTCGATAATCGTAGAGCCTAGTGGTACTGTCGACTGTACTGTAGTCTTTGCAGACTAACTTCTTAGAGGCTTTAGTTATACACAGCTTTAGCCTCTTTTTTGTTGTTTTTTTATTTACAGACCGTTTACTTAGGAGTACATTATTGTTAATGGCTACTAAAAAGGTTTTCATTCTAACTAACTTCTCAACCTATTTGAGGAGTTATAGCCCGATAATAGTTGTCGGCGAACAACTTAAAATGTTCAAACGAAATGGCTGGGATCCGACAATCATCGTTGCAGATGGCTGGGATCCACCAGAAGACACCGTGTTCCATGGGATTAACACGGTTTTTTTATCTCCTGTTGCTTATCAGGACCCGCCGGTTATCAATGACATATTTCATGAAGATGTTGGTCTTATTTACGAACAACTTAAAGACGCTATCCCCGACGGTAGCGTTGTTATTACTCATGATCTTATATTTCTACCCGACTATACAAAACACAATATAGCCGCCCGTAAGCTCGCCAATGAGCGCGGAAACATCCGCTGGGTACACTGGGTCCATTCAGCTACCGGACCTAATACGCTCATTCAGGAGCGCGAGATGTATGGTGATGAGTACAAGCGCATGATCTCCGAGAAGTTCCCGAACTCTATAATTGCTTATCCAAACGGGAATGATATCCCACGTGTAGCTCGTAACTTTAACTTTGAAGAATACCAGGTCGTAGAAGTACCCCACTCCACCGATCCTACCGAGGGACTGCACCAAATGGTTAAAAACCTCTACGACGCCAAGAACCTTGGAGAAGCCGAGGTATTGATTATAGCGCCGATGCGTCTTGATAGGGGAAAGAATCCGCAGATGATTGTGAGGGTTGTTGCGGCCTGTAAAGCTATTGGCGTGTCGGCTCATGTCATATTCTGTGACTTCCAGTCGACCGGTGGGGATAAAGTAACGCTTCGGGAAGAGTGTAAGGGTCTTGCGAAATCCTTAGACGCCGAAGAGTGTGTTACCTGGCTATCTGAGTTTGATGATCTAGCCGTGATGGAGGTAGGCCACGATGTAATATTAGATCTCTTCTCACTATCTAACGTCTTCATACTACCAAGCCGTAGCGAGACATACTCACTTGTTACACAAGAAGCTATGCTCAAAGGTAATCTCTGTATTCTGAATAAAGACTTCCCCGCCTTCAAACAGATTTATGGTGATAAAGCGTTGTATAGACAGTTTGATGGTGCTGAGGTAGCGTTTGATGGCTTTGACGGCAAAATACAGACCGACCATTCAGACATTAAGGATTATTTCGAGAATGAAATAGCTAAGCCATTAAAGGGCTGGTTGCGGCACGACAGAGTATTAGCAGCTAAAACCTGGGTCCGGACTAAACGAAACCCTGATTATGTGTTTCGTGAGTATATAGAACCACTAATAATGCAAAGGCCAGAAGATGAGCAGTCCTAAATTTAGCGTGATTATACCGGTATATAGTGCCTACGACCCCACAGAGACTGACGCAGAACAACGGCACTACCGCGCGAAACAAGTTCAACGCGCAATTAAGTCTATAATTAACCAACAATATCCCGACTGGGAACTTATCCTCGTTGATGATGGGTGCGCAGATGGCGTTACTCCCGCTATTCTCGACAGGTTTGTAGAAGACGATAAACGTATTCGAGTTATACACCAAGATAACCAGAACAGGGCCATATCACGTAATAATGGTATGAAGGCTGCAAAAGGTGAATGGATATGTTGGCTCGACTCAGATGATGAGTATTCAACACATTATCTTCGAGAAATAGATATAGCGAC